GCTTGTTCCACTTCATTTCGTTAGCTCCTCACACTTCATCTGGGTAGTCCTGCGTGGCTTGCGCCCATAGCGCGGTTGCCCTCTTGTGGATTTCTTCTCCAAGGCTTTCCAGGTGACAGGAGAGCGGTGTTACTACCTGTCAGGATCACTACCGAAGGAGCGGGTAGATGGCCTCGGCCTGTTGATCCAGCCCGACACCGCATACATGGGCAAGCACATTGAACGGTTCGGCGTGTGGGCGGCTGACAATGGGTGCTACGCCAAGGGTGAGCAGTTCGACTTGGTGCGCTACTTGAAGATGCTGGACCGACTGAGGGACCACAGATCCACCTGTTTGTTCGCAGCTGCACCGGACGTTGTTGGAGATCCAGGCGCAACATGGCACAGGAGCAAGTGTGTACTGCCTGTCTTGCGAGAGATGGGATACAAGGCTGCACTTGTGGCCCAGGACGGAGTAGAAAGCCAGCTGGCTATGGAGCCGAGAATGTGGGACCGCTTCGATGTGTTGTTCATCGGCGGGACAACAGAGTGGAAGGAGAACGGGAAGGCTCGGCCCTGGTTCAGATCGTTGTGGCTGGACCTGTTCAGGGAAGCACACAAGCGCGGGAAGCAGATCCACATGGGCAGGGTGAACAGCTGGAAAAGATACCAGCTGGCAGCATACGGGCTAGGGTGTCAAAGCGTCGATGGTAACTGGCTGAAATTCAACCCGAAAGGCAGGGGACCGCATGGATGGGTGGAGCGGTGGAACTGGCCCTATTTCGAGCGGAAAATGTGTGTAGGTTATGATACAATACATGGACAAATGGATAGGGAATATCGAACATCAATTCAACAGCGCAGCGGTGAGTCAACCTTAGCCGAAATGCGTTTAACCAACGGTTGAATGAAGGAGCAATATCAAATGAGTGGAAGATTATCAGTAACCGAAAAATCGTGGCTCAGGTCACGGGTGGGCCAGGAGTTTGAGCCGATCCTCAACGGCCTGCGGGACCGTCTAATTCCCCTGAACGTGAAGTTCACAGATCAACTCTATCGCACGACAGGGTTGGCAGCAGCGGAGAGGGCCATTCTCAAGATGGTGAAGGACTTGGAAAGGCTCAACGCGCAGTATCAGGCAGTAGCAGGGGTTGAGTGCGTTGAAATCTCGACCAGGACTCGACCAGGGAAGACCAACGGGTACGGGGGAAATAACAGATGGATGAACACCCCGTTTGCGCGAGAGGTCGAAGCGAAGGTGAAGGCAACCAAGGAAGCACGACACTTGGTTGAGGCTGAATTGAAGTGCCAGCAGTTGCAGGATCAAGTGATGCTGGCAGGGTTCCCAGAGCAGCTGGTGGATCTGATCGAGAAGGAACTGCCCAAGGCCACAGGCCGTTACTCCAAGATGCTGACCAACGGCAACGGCAACGGCCATCAGCTAGGAGCATAACGCTCCGACAGGTGGGGGAGATCGGCCATCCTCTCCCCCGCTTGCAATTCGCAACAGAAGGAGAAAAGAGAATGAGTGAAACCACGACAGTAGAGGGCGCAGCCAATCTGTTCGGGGAAATACCGACAGCCCCGACAGCCAAGAAGCCGACAAGCAAGGCGGCGAAGGATCGAGAGGTAATCGCGTTCAAGGATTTCGACATCGTAGCAGCCTTGGGCATCATGCAGAAGGCTATCGAGTCTGTGTTCAAACAGCGTATGGCAGCAGCCAAGGAATACGCGGTTGATACCTTCGTCAAGAAGATGCTGAAGCACGGAATCAAGCCCGATAGCTTCACCGCAAGGGGTGAGCTAGGGACAGCCCTAGTGAGCCTTGCGAAGCGCGGGAGTCACTTGAAGGTGGACGACGAAACCGCAGAGAAACTGATTGCCCAGGGGATTCACCTGGAAGTGGTCGAAAAAGTCCCAGAGAGGCTCATTATCAACCCGGAGATCCTTGAGGACCAAGAGGCTATTCAGGCTGTAGCAGAAGCGATCAAGACGCATCCCAAACTGCAAGACAAGCAGGTAGTGATGAAGCAAGCAGCGGAGAAGCACTATGCGGTGTCGGAAATGACCATCCCACAGTTGGCAACCAAGGCCCAGAGCGAAGACGAGATCCGTGAAGTGATCGGGAAGCTGACCATCGTGAAGGTCGGACGTTTCGTGCTTGAGGGTTGCGCTGACGGTGGAGAGCAGAAGAAGAAAGCTATGGAGATCCTGTTCGGAAAGGAAATCCTATAGTGGACTTCAAGGAGTGGCGTTACCTGTATCCACCCAGGCCAGAGTCGGCAGTAACGTGCGATCTGATAGCCATGTATGAGAAGGAAGGATGGATCGGGCAGTACAAGAAGAACGGGACTTGCGCTGTGATCGGCGTTGGTCCCGACCACTCCTTTCAGTGGATGAACCGTCACCGTGACAACCTGAAGTGGACACCAACCGAGCGGATAGCAGGGATGCTGTGGGAGATTTTCGGCAGCGGGAAGTGGACTGTGCTGGTGGGTGAACTGCTCCACTCCAAAGTGAAAGACATACGAAACAAGCTGTACCTGTTTGACTACATTGTGCTGGAAGGCGAGTACCAGTTGGGGACCACGTTCAGGGAGAGGGAGAAGATCCTGCAAGACAGGTTCGAGCCGTATGTGGAAGCGGAGAGCGAGTCTCACTGGCTGGCAACGGACGATGTGTGGCTGGCTAAGACACAGCATTTTGGGCTGGAACAAATCTTCAGGTCGATGAACAAGCCAGAGGATGAAGGGCTGGTGCTGAAAGATCCAGAGGGCAAGCTGAGAGACTGTGAGAGGCTCAAGACGAATGGGCATTGGCAAGTGAAGGTTCGGCATCCAAAGGCGAATTTTCCGTGGTAACGAAAGGGATAGGGAATGATTCTACAACCAGACGAAAAGAGTTTGCTGACAGACTTGCAACACGACAAGGCGTTGCAGGATATGGCCCGTTTTGCGGGTGAGGAAGGCAGCGAGTACGTTGACCATTGGGTTAGCTACTACGCTTGTCAATACACTGATTCCATTGGCACAACCGATACCAGGGTGTTCGAGATCCTGAACGCCATCTTAGCCGACGACGATTTTGAATTTGAGGGTGAGGAGAGGGAGCCGTATGCGTGGGAAAATCCCATGAACAGTTTTGAGCAGAACAAGCGCGAGTATCAGTTGAGCTACGGACCTGAAACCTCATTTGAAGCAGGAGAGGAAGAACTATGAGCGGCTACGCGATGGTCTATTCCCCTTGCTTCGGCTGCGGGCAAATGTTCGGCTATAACCCGCACTTGGTCCCATCAATTCGAGTCAAGGGAGTCAGGGAGCCAGTGTGTCGAAACTGCCTGGAAACTGCTAACAAACGGAGAGAGGCAAACGGCGACAAACCGCACCCAATCAAGCCGGGAGCCTACGAGCCGATCAGAGAGGAAGAACTATGATGCGACAAGCACAGATAGCCCAAGGGATGATCTCTAAGCTGCGACACACCCTGGCAAGGCTGAAGGATGGTAAAGAGGAACACATCGAACAGGGAGTCGGAGAGGGCATGACACCAGCGTTGACTGAAGTGCTGCTGGTGGACGTTGCCGACGCGCTGCGGGAGCTACACCGATACGTTGAGTTGGTGGAGCGCAAGTGTGAGGAAGCGGAGATCCAAGCGAACAGACGAAGATTCTTTTAACCAGGAAGGGAGCGTGAAATGAAAGACAAGACGTTTTGGAAAGTGCTGAAGGAAATGGGACTGAAGTGGAGAGCCGGGGACCGGGCCACGAAAAGGGCGACAGGTAGCAAGGGAGTCGTCCGATCCAGCGTGGAAGTGTCATTTGGGATGGGCGTTAAGAGGCTCAAAGTTGTGTGTCCGATCACAGCTGTTTGCTTCGAGAAAACAGGGTGCTACTACCCTGTGATGCTGTGGGAAACAGCTGCTAAGGACTTGGGTTTGGATGCAATGTTTGCTGATGGCCTTATGTCGGCAGCGGATTTTAAGCTACTACATGATCCCCAGGTAAGGGCAACGCTGTTGGCAACCGTGGGCCTGGAAGGAGAGCGATATGAATATGACCCTGGAAGCTGAGATCGAAGTGAATATGAGCCTGGAAGCTGAGATCGAGAGGAAGAAGGAAGAAGCTAAGACCAAGGCGATCACGAATTTGGGCCGCTACAAGTTTCTGAATTTCGGGTATTGGGCAGCGGTCTGGGTTCACCTGAATCAAGTGTCAGGGAAGAAAGATCCAAACCCGTTCAGAGATTTCGTGGATCACGCGAGATACCTACAATCACCAACCAAAGGAGAAGACGAATGAACTTACTACACCGTGCGATTTTCGCTGTCAGGCATTGCCTGACGAATGAGGAGAGTCGGTACACTCTCAACCACATCAAGATCACGGCAGACGAAGCCCAGGCCACAAACGGGCATATCGCCTTGCGAGTGCAAACCAACGGGATCGAGAACGATGCGTTCCCTTCCCAGGTGCCAGGGCTGACCGCGATCAAGCCTGTGGCTGAAGACGTTGAGGAGATCAGGCTGTCGAAGCTGACCGCCGACAAGTTGTTCAAGGCACTACCGAAGAACGGACTCCTTCCCGTTCTTCAGAACGCCTACATCGGCCAGGACGAAGACAAGCCAGTGATTGTGGTGACGGACCTGGATAGCAGCCAGATATTCAGGACAGAGGAAGTGAACGGGCAATTCCCTGACCTGGACGTTCTCAAGAAGAAAGAAGAACCGAAAGCCAGGGTGTGCCTGGATGCGTTCTACCTGAACGAAATGTGCAAGGTGCTGCGAGACTTCCACAGCATCAAGCAAGGGGATTGTCCCATCCTTTTCGAGTTGTGGGACAAAGAAGATTGCATCGTTATGTCAGCCAGGAACGACACAGGCCAGAAGTTGAAAGCATATCTGATGCCGATGGCCTTCGACGAAGATGAATTTCAATTCAGGACTCCAGAGCAACTGGAAAAGGAAGCAGAGCGGAGAGCGAAGGAGCAAAAGGAACCGGAAGCGGAAGGGGAACAGGTAAGCACCTATATCATCCCTGCAAATGCCCCGGAAGGTACGGAGATTATAGCTGAGGAAGACAAAGCCTTGACCGGGAATTACCAGGGTGAAGATGTGATGACGACACCACCGGAGAACATCGGCCTGAAGCCTGACACTGACGACGAAGCTGAAGATCTCGACACCGGGGAAGATCTCGACACCAGCCACCTAGATGAGAAACCTGACGACGAAGCTGAATAGCTTTTGCGCTCCACCGATGGGTGGGGCGTGATGGCTAGTCATGGTGATTAGTCAGAACGGGTGGGGGGATACAGCGAATCCCCCTTCCCAAAACGAGTGGAAAGGAAGGGACCATGTTTAAGACCATGCTGAAGATCATCCGTCAGGAGATCGAACTTCGAGAGGAAGTAGCCAAGGCAATCGAAGCCCTGGACGACTTCGAGAGGCTTCATCGTCAGGTCGGATCAATCACGATCCAGGCGACGACGACGACCAGCCCCAGGAAGCCCAGGAAGAAGACCAAGACCAAGAGGGCTACACCGGACAGGGCAGAGAAGGACAAGCGCAACGCCAAGGCGAGAGCCGCTTACCTAGCGAAGCATCCTCCAAAAGGCCGTGCTGATGATTCCATGACCCACCGTGAGTCCACGACGACGACAAGCCGACTCCAGGCACTACCGTCGAAGCCGACCAGCATTGGCAGAGGAAGGCCCGAAGGTGGAAAGAGAGCCAGGACTTCCGCTGCGGTGATTGCCACACTGAAGCGCAGCCCATCCCCGTTGACGCTGGAAGAAATCGACACGGACCTGGAGAAGACTGGCTGGCCCTACAAAGGCCGGGACCGCAAGGGCGCGATCCGAGCCACACTGACACGGCTGAAAGCCAGTGGGACGGTGAGTACCTTCCTGCGTGGATCGGGCATAGAAGCCATGCAGATGTTTCGGTTGGAGCGCACCAACGGGGAAGTGACCACGCCAGTCGAGCAAGCCTTGTCACCACCACCCACCGGAGAAATCCCGTTCACCAGGGAAGAACAAGCTGAAGTTGAGGACTCCGAGCAAGCTGCGTTGGCAGACGAAGCGCGAGCAGATGCGGAAGGAGATCCAGACGCTCTTGACCAAACCCAAACAAGGTTCGAGAGCTAGTGGCAACTGCGCTCACTTTGGGAGGGTGGGCGCGATGGCTACTGGATGGCCTGAAAGGAGAATCAATATGAGTGAAATCGAAGATGATGAGTCAGTCCCCGCACAGTGGCTCAAGCGGATGAAGGTAGCGGCGGCACAGAGCGAGAAGGAGGAATGTGAGGTCAAGACAGGACCGGACTGGCTGCTCACCTATTGGTGGTGGAAAGACAAATCCTGGTGGATCTCGGAGAAGCTGTGGAAGGCACTGATTGAGCCAGTGGTGATCGAGTATCTCCAGAACAATGACCCGGACAAGGCCGATGATCCGCTGTACCTGGATGGGTTGATGGCTGAGTTTGATTTCAAGGCACTGGACTCAAAGCTGATCGAGTTGTTGCAGTTCGCAGATGAGGAGCAGGAGCGCAACGCGGGGTTTACGAAAGTGGAAGGGGAGTGACGATGCCAGTGTATTGGGAGCCGGATAAGGATGGAAATGAACAGCCTAGGGTGGAGTTGTACGAGACACCACCACCGAAGCGCGATTTTGGACGGTACATTTTGATGCTGGTAACAGCGGTGCTGACAGTAATCTTTGTGAGTTGCTAAAGGAGGGAAAGATGAAGAAGTCAATTCAGATCTCAGTGGAGAAGAAGATCCTGCTTCGGGCCCGGAAGAAGGCTATAGATCAGGACACAGTAATCAGTCACGTTATCGAAGGGTTCCTGTCTCTGTGGAACGACAGTATTTTGCTGAACCCAGATCAGATCAGGAAGGAAGCCCAGGAGCGGGTTAAGAACCAATGAAACGAGCGGTGATCTACGCTAGGGTGTCCACGCTGCGACAGGACGAGTCCATGCAGCTGGTGGATCTGCGTGAACTGGCGAAGCGACACGAGTGGGATATCGTCACCGAGTACGTTGACCGGGGTATTACCGGGTCGAAGGAGTCCAGGGAAGAACTGGACAAGCTGATGAAAGACGCGAAACGCAAGAGGTTCGATGTGGTAATGGTCTGGAAGTTTGATCGGTTCGCCCGGAGCATGAAGCAGTTGGTCACAGCCCTGGAGGAGTTCCGTGTCTTGGGGATTGATTTCGTGTCTCACCAGGAGGCTGTGGATACAGCTACGCCGATGGGTACAGCCATGTTCGGCATGATTGCGGTCATGGCTCAGTTCGAGCGAGAGTTGATCCGTGAGCGGGTACGGGCAGGGCTGGAGAATGCCAAACGGAAAGGAGTGCAACTCGGCCGGCATGAGACACGGTTCGATGTGGAAGAAGCGATCATCTTGAGGAAAGAGGGTGTTTCGTGGGGGGAGATCTCCAAGCGGTTGGGGGTATCCAAAACAGTGGTTTACAGACGTTTGAACAAAGGAGAATCAAATGACGAATCTTGACATTCTTGAGGC